TCAGGATGCATCGACCAGCTGGGCGATGCGCTCGCGCAGCTCGGCGTTCTCGGCGCGCAGCGCCGCGTTCTTTTCCTTCAGCTGGGCCACCTCGGCGCGCAGGTGCTCCACTTCCGTCAGCGGCTGCGAGGGCAGCGATGGTGCTTCACCGCCGTCCTCCCAAGGCGCCGGCTTGGCCGGCTTGGGCGGGCGCGACGCCGCGCGCTGCTCACGGATTTCCTTGGCCGCCTGCTGCAGGAACTTCTTGCCCCCGGCGACGGCCTGCACCTGGTCCTCGGGCGGCAACGAGGCGACGGTGGCCGCCGCGTTGATGGAGATGGTCCCGGCACGCACCGCCTCGACCAGTTCCGGCGTCGCGGTCTTCTGGATCTTCTCGATCTGGCTGATGGTATTGGTGGACAGGCGCGCGGCGCGGGCGATGTCCTCGCGCGACGTGCGCACTTTCGGCGCCACCGGCGCCTCGCCCTCCGGCTCGGGCGGCGCGATGGCCGCGTCCTCGGCCTGCGCGCGCGCTGCCATTTCCTCGGCGCGCTGGGCCAGGATGTCCTTCTTGCGCAGCGCCAGCACGCCGCGCTGGAAGTCCGACACGCTGCGCCGGCCCAGGTGATTGTCGATCATCCACAGCATGACGTCTTCCATGCTCTTGAACGTGGTGTTCTGGATCACCTTGAACGGAATGCCGTGCTGCTGGCAGATCGCGTAGCGGTTGTGGCCATCGACCAGGATGTCGTCCCACAGCACCAGCGCGTCGCGGCAGCCCTCGGCCAGCAGGCTGCGTTCGAGCGCGGCATGCTCGGCCTCCGTCAGCGGCTCGATATAGGCTTTCAGCACGTCGTTGATCTTGATTTGCATTGTTGGGTCCTTGATAAAGCAAGCGGCATGCTACACCAATCGGCGTGGGGGGCCAATGGCGGGCGAACGGGAGGGTTACTGCGGGGAGGGAGATTGCGGAAGTGCTGGTGCCTCGAGCCGGAATCTGTGCATGAGTAAAATCAAGCACTTGCGAGCGCCGTTCGTGATTTTTTCGGGGCGCTGCTGAGCTTTGGGGAGGCTCAAAGCTGGACTTGGGGGCGCAGCTACAGTGGTGCAGGAGGAATTATGGCATACAGTATGGAAAGCCGTCGCGACAGTCAGCGGGCCGAGCTGATCAACGACGTTCTACGCGCGGAACCGGACGTCACGCTGCGCGCCAGGGCGCGATTCCTGGCCGACGTCGGCGTGCCCTTCCCCGTCATCTGCCGCGTGATCAGCGAGCCGGCCCGGCGCCGTCGTCAGCCGCAGACGCAAAGTTGACCAGCCAGACCTGCTCGACGTGCTGCACGGCGCCGCCGACCAGGCGCGTCTCGTAGCCGCTCAGCACGATACCGCGGTGATCGATCCGCTCGACGACCGGGTTGAACAGCGGCGCGCCCAAGTACCCGTGGTCCGTCGTGCTCGGCTTCGCCAGCTCGGCAATGTGGCTGGCGCCGCCGCCGGTTTGCCACTTGTCGGTCGGCCGCAGGATCAGCCGCCCCCGGTGCCGCTCCGCCGCCCGATATTCGTCGGCCGTCAGCCGGCGCCCGTCCACCCGGAGGCGAACGACGGACACCGGCAGGCCAACCCATAGCGGGGTTGGTGCTGAGCAATTCATTGACACGCTGCTGCCGTTCATGGGACACCTATACTGTATGCGCGTCCAGTATATCAGTCGGCCGGCGGCGCCCCGTTGTTCAGCGCGCGGCAGGCGTCGTATCGGGCGGTGACTTCTTCGAGCTTCCGCACGAGTCGGCCTGTGTCTGCGGCGAGGCCGAGAATATCGCCAGCCACCGCTGGCACAACTGGCGCTCCAGGCTCGTCAGGCGCAGCTCCTGCGGCAGCGGGTCGATCTGCGGGCGCGGCGCTGGCTTGTACGGCACTGGCTGCGGGGCAACGCAGGCTGTCAACACCAGCGCGCATACGACGCTGAGCGTCGACAAGGTTTTGGTCATAGGTCTGTTCCTTCAGGTGGTATTGGTTGGCACGCTCGACGAACTGGTCGCGGAGCGCGCGCTCCTCGCGCCGGGCGGCGTCGGCGTCCGCGTTGTACTGCTTGTCAGCGGCGGCCACGGCGGCGGCCCAGCCCTCGTGGCGCGCATGTGACACCTCGCGCGCGTGCCACCACCAAGCCAGCGCGGCCAGCAGCACGCCAGCCACGACGGCGGCCACGAACCGCTCGAGCGCCGTCATGACAGCACCGCCAGGCAGTGACGGGTCAGGCTCAGCCGCTTGTCGTAGCCGATCGAGTCGCCCACGCGCTCGGTGCGGTGGCCCAGGTTGATCAGGTCCGAGATGCCGTCCACGTTCCCGGCGTCCGCCAGCTTGTTGCAGCCGACCTTCCACCAGTACCAGGCCGCCGACAGCGCCGCGCCCGGCACCGATTCCAGCCAGGTGCCAACGTCACCGATCACGCCCAGGGCGCCGGCCACCTCGTGATGCGCTTTGCGGCCGGTGAGCTGCAGCCAGCCGGCGCCGCGGTACCGCCAGCCGTCGCCGCTCTTCTCGTCGCCGTTGCCCATCCGGTTCGCGTAGACGTAGTTCGCGATCTTCTGCGGCTGGCGCGCGTACAGCTGGGCGCCGGCGACGCTCGGGAAGCGGCTGGGCCAGGTGGCGCGCAGCCCGGCCGCCGAGTAGTTCAGGTTCTCGCGCACGCGCTGCAGCTCGCCGCTTTCGTGCACGACCTGCGCCAGGAAGTGCGCGGCCCGCTGCGGCGTGTTGATGCAGTAGCGCGACATGGCCGCGTTGAGCGCGTTGACGTACACGCCCGCGCTGGCGCCGACGCTGGGCGCGATCTTCAGCAGTTGCTCGGGGGTCAGGTTCACAGCAGGCCCTCCTTGACGGTTTTGACGACGTCGACGGCGTCGTGCGCGATCTCGCCAATGTCCTTGCCGCGACGGCGCTCCAGCCACAGCACCAGGCCGCCCAGCAGCCACCACGCCGGCAGCGCGGCGATAACAAGGAATGGCGCGGCGGCCGCCAACAGGCCCGCCATCGCGTCGCCTCCGTACATCGCGCCGACCTGGCCGGCTGACGTGAAGTAGCTCGGCCACCACGAGTGCGCGCCGATCGCCAGGAGCGGCCCGAACGTGATCGAGCTGGAAATGGCGCACGTGAAGCGAACGACCGCCTCGCGCGCCGTGCGCGGCCACATCAGCGCGAAGCCGACCGCCGTGCCCAGCGCCGAGGCCAGGACAGCGACGCCGAAAAATTTGATCGCCGCAGCGCCGCCGGCAGTTTCGATACTCATGGGGAGAGCTTTCATAGGTAGGAAAGAAAAACCCGCCGAAGCGGGTTGGTTGTTGGTGCGCGGCCGGGGCCGTACGGCTATTTGGCGGCCGGCTTGCCGGGATCTGGCTCAGCATGTTCCGCGATAAGCTGGACGTGCAGGCGGTCCGCGCTGGCGCAGTACAGGGTCCAGGTCCAGACGAAGGTCTCATCGACCTCAATCAGCCACTCGACATGCTGCGGCGGCGGAACCTGGAAATAGCACCCTGTCAGGGAACCAGTTTCGTCAAATGTCACGTACCGAAATGGCTGTCGAGGCATGGGCTATGCGACCTTTCTGATTTCCAGAGTGGCGTACACTTCGGGCGCAGCGTTCGAGGCTCCTACGTGCATCCCCAGGCCCGTCGAGTTGTTATTCGTACTGGTGAAGTGCCGGAGCTCAAACACCTTTTGAGCTGTGATGGTCACGCGCCCGCTGACAAACGCTGACCCGGGTGCGGTGCCCCCGGCGGATGGACCATAGATCGCTGGGGAGTTGTCAGTCACGTTCCACCAGGTCAGCCGATTCATGCCCACGTTGTTGAACGGTGCCCGGGCCGTGATGTCGTAGGTTCCCATGGGTAGCGTGACCTGATTGCTCGCCAGCTGCGCCCCTGCGATCGTGCTGACCAGCACCGTGTTGAGCGTACGCGCGGTGTCGGTGTTGCCGGCGTTGGTGCCGCCTGGCGTCGCGTTCGGCTTCTGGTCGACCACGTGCAGCAGGCCGCCGTCCGCCGTGGCAGCACCGTTCGCGCGGGTTATCGCTACCCGGAATTTGGTCGTCGTCTCCGCCCAGATGTCCAGCTCGTCGCCGGGCGCACACGTGTAGCTCTGGCCGCTCGGCACCCCCTTGATGACCAGGCTGGCGCCGGCGGTCAACGTCGGCGTGCCCGACACCAGCACACGCACTTCCGCACCGGCCTGTGGCGCTGCCGCCAGGCCGGTGATGGTCGCGGAGCCGGTCAGGGTGAAGAACTCGCCGCCCGTCGTCCAGACCTCGACCGCGCCTGGCGCCGTGCCGCTGGCCACGTCGGTGCCCTTCTTCGCCCACAGCGCGCCCTCGAGCGTGCCGCCGGTGACGCCGCCGGTAGCGCCGGTCGGGCCGCGCTGGCCGGACACGCTGATGTTCCAAGCCGCGATGGTGCCGGAGCCGGTCACGCTGGTGACGTTGACCTGCAGGCTCGTGCCGGTGTAGCTGGTCACGGTCGCATACATCGCATTCGCCGCGTTGGCGACGTCGGCGATCTTCAGGTCGGTGCCAGGGGCGAACTGCTTGCCCGACTGGGTGACGAGCGTCTTGGCGCCGAGCGAGATCGTCAGCGACGTGCTGCTGCTGGCCGTCAGCGCGTTGACCAAGGCGGCGGCGGCGGCGGCACTTTCGGCCGCCTGTTCCGCGCTCGCACTGGCGTCGCCGGCACTCTGCGCTGCGCCGCTGGCACTGCCGGCCGCATCGGCTGCGCTCTGCGCCGCCTCGCCCGCCTTCGTGGTCGCCGTCTCGGCCGCTTCGTTCGCGGACGTCGCCATGTTGTTCATCTGGCCGGCCAGAACGTTCATCTGGTCGCCGCCTGGCTTCAGGCGCGCCCAACCGTCCTCGGCACGGTCGTTCCAGTTAGCCGGGTCGTTGCGCGTTGGCGTGTTAATCCCGTCGAACGCGGTCACGTTGGTTTGTGGCATTGGCATCAGATAAGCCCCATGATTGTCAGGTTGAAAATGCTGCCGCCTGGCGAAGGCAGCGTGTGATCGAAGTCGTCCTTGTAGCCCAGGCCCGACAGCGACCGGTACTTGTCCGAGAACGACCACACCAGGTTCTGGCCGTCGTACTCGGCCATGAGGCGGTTGACCTCGTCGAACATGGCCGCCGGCACGAACACCTGCGCGGTGATCTTGCGCGCCGCCGGCCGCTTCACCAGGCCGACGAAGCCGAAACCCTTGTCCTTGTAGACCGAGTTCGTCTTGAGGCGAAACCCAGCCCCCCACAGCACATTGCCGATCGCGCGCGACATGCCGACGACAAGCGTTCCGCAGCCGGCCACGCCGCCCGGCTGGCTGATGACGACCCGCACCGTGTCGCCCGGGTAGATCGGCAGATCCGACACGGTCAGGTCCGTCGCGCGGATGATCGGCTCGTCCGTCCACTCCTGCCAGGAAAAGACGTTGTCGACGAGCGTCCGGTAGTGGCGAGCCTCGCGCACCGTCGCGCCGTTCATCACAGTCACGTCGACGGTGGCCGCATCCAACCCGCCCAGGTAGAGGGAATTGGCTCGACCGGGCGTCAGGATAACGTCGATGCTGCCTGCGTTCGTCGTGATCGTGCTGTTGACGGCGTCCAGCATCGAGAACCGGTTTGTCGCTTGCACGTCCAGCCAAGCCGCCGGCGATCCCGCCGTGCTCTGCTCCGGGATCTGGTTCGTGCTCGCCGCGCCGGCCTCATAGATGCGGTGCGTGGTGTCGCGCCGCACGCGCTGGCCGACCGTATACGCCGTCGCGGCATTCCACAGCGGCACCGTCTCCAGCACGTTTGACGCAGTCAGCATGCCGCCGGCGGCGACAAGGTCGTCGTCAGCCCATGCTGGCCGAATGATTCGAAGGGTCATGCAATCTCCATTTCATTGCGGGTTCGTACGCCGCGCGTATCGACGTTTTCCATCGCATTTGCGCCGCGCTTCGCTTCACCGATGAGGCGCGACAGGCCAGCGGACATGAGCGTTTCGAGGGACTGCAGGCGGGCCTCCATGCCAGCGAACAGAGACGCGCTTGCACCGTTCGAGTAGATGCGAGAGGGGCCGGTGTTCTCCAGCTCCGGCCCGTTCTCCCCGACGATGCGCCAACCGCCTTCGTGCGCGCCACCAGCAGCAAACCCTTTCGGGTGTAGCTTCTTGTATTCCTCGCTGGCCATGAAGCCGGCGCGGATGCTCTCGCGCGTCTGGCCGAGCCTGAGCGCCTCCTCCCAAGAGTCCACGCCGGCCGCTTCGCCAGTGCGGCCCAGCAGCTCCTTGTAGAGCGACTGGATGTAGGCCTCATCGGAACCCGCCACGGCGTTGCCGACGTTGACGCCCGCGCCGGCCTGGCCGGTCCAGTAGTCGATCTCGGATTTCGACGCGTCGCGGCCCAGGTACTGGTTGTAGGCAGCCTGGGTGGCCGACGGCGCCGCTGCGACTGGGTTTTTCATCGCTGCGGCGATGGCCGCCTTCAACGCCTCCAGCGCGACAGGGATCGCCTGCACGCCGGTCGCGACTCCGTTGAGAATGTCGACCTCCTTCTGTGCGGCCTCCAGGATCTTGTCCAGCCGCTCGGTCTCGGCCTCGTAGGCTTTCGTTGCCACGTCCTTCTGATCCTGGAGCAGCTTCAACTGCTGCTGCTCGGCCGTCAGCTTGGTGCCGGTCAGACCGGACAGCTCCGCGATGGTCGACGCTGCTTGCGCCATATCGCGCTGGTAGTCAGCCATCGACGCGTAGTCATCAGCATTGCCGCGCGAGACGGTTGACAGCGCATCACGCAGCGAGTCGGCGTCAGGCAGCGGGCCGCCGGCTTTCGCGATCGCCAGTGCGGTCTGGATCTGCGCCTGAGCCGCGGCGCGCCCGGCCGTCTCCTGTCCCGGTACCGCCATGCCGCTGAGCGTGTTCTTGAGCAGGTCGGAAAGCGCGGTGGTCTTCGTGATCGACGCCGAGACGCCGTTGATCGACGTCTCCAGCGACTTCATCACCGCCTCGTACGCCGAGGTGACGGCGTCGCGCTGGCCCTTCACGGAGCGCGCGACCGCCGACAGCGCCGTATCCACGCCAGCCGATAGGACGGACGCCGCGTCCTTCAGCTGCTGCAGCGCGTCGGCGGCGGCCTTTACCGCCCCGGCCGCGTCGGCGTCCGCGACCTGCTTGGCGTAGTCCGCGACGGCCTTGAACTGCGGCGCCAGGGCGAGCAGGCCGGCGTACGTCTTGGCTCCGGCCTCGGTCGCCAGCGCGCCGGACTGCGCCAGGCTTACGACGGCCGCCTTGAACTGCTCGTTCGTCGTCACGCTGGCATAGCCCAGGGCGGCCAGCTGCTCGGTAACGAGCTTCTGCGCCGGGGCCAACTGCTCGGCCTGCGTCAGGAAGTTCTGCGCGAAGAAGGACGACTGCGACGCCAGCGCATCCACGCCGCCGGCCAGCTGGACCAATCGATCGCGTGCCGCCAGCGACGCCACGCCGACGGCGCCAAAGGCCTGCTGGCTCGTCAGGCCCAGCGTGTCCAGAAGAGCATCGACTGTCTTGAACTCGCCCGCCAGTCGCTGCAGCGTCGTCGACGCCGTCTCGCCCTCCTTCACGAATGACTCCAGGCCCGGCACTACACGGTTCGCCAGCTCGTCGCCGATGCCAGCGAACATCTGCGCCAGCAGCGCCTGGTCCTTCGCCTCGTCGCCAGTCAGGGCCACCTTGATCTGCTTCGTGTACGAGGTCACGACGTCAGTCGGCACGCCCAGCGCGGTAGCGAATGCTGCCGTGCTGTCCTTGATGGCCTTGTAGGCGGTATTCAGCCCGGCCAGCTTGGTAGCGTCCAGCGCGGCCGTGTCGGTACCGGTCTTGTCGCTCCGGAACCAGCCGCCCTTCTTGATCCAGTCGGTGTACTGCGTGCCGTTCTCGAGCGAATCGACGCCGAACATGCCGGTGATGCCCTGGGCCGTCGTCTCCTTCCCGCGCCGGCCGAACGCGCGGTTGACCACGCCACCCGCCAGGCCGGCGAAGTTCAGCAGGTTGCCGATCCCCTCGACCTTATAGCCGTTGGCGATAGCCTTGGCGCCGAAGTAGCTCGCGACGGCGGCGGCAACCATGGGAACGTATGTCGCGATGCTCGCGCCAGCGGTCAGCCCCGACGACACAGCCGTGTTGCCGGCCTGGGCATACGCCGCTGCCGCGCCGGCCGTGTTGGCGCCGCCCGAGATACCGGCGCCCACCGAAGACAGCCACTGCGAACCGGCGAGGTTGCCCGCGCTGCTGACGATGTTGCCGAGCGAACCGTTCAGGCCGGCCGAAAAACCGTTCCAAATCGTCTGCCCTGCCGACAGCAGGCTCGTCGCGTTGCCGATGCCGCCCGCCCCGGCGGCGCCGCCGCCGCTAAAGTTCCCGGTAACGACGGCCTGGATCGTCGGCCGCAGCACCATGGTCTTGAACATGTTGATCGTCGTGTCGCGCAGATTCTCCGCGAACGACTTGCCGCTTTCGAAGCCGCGCATGAGCGAGTCCGTCAGCGCGTCCTCAATCTGTTCCGCCATGCGCTTGGCCGCCGCCTCGGCCTCCCGCGTGGCCTCGACTGCCGCCTGCTTGAATGCGCCGTCGCGCTTCAGGCGCGCCAGCTCTCGCAGTGCTTCAGCCTGGGCGCGATACTCGGCCGACATGGCGCCGGTCAGGTCAATCCCTTCCGCGATATCCGCGTTCTGGTCTTTGATCGCGGCCTGGTCTTCCAGCCGGGTTGCCGTGAGGTCGGCCAGCGCCGTCGCCGACAGCCCTATCTGCTCGTTCGCTTCTTCCTGCGCACGCACCTGGCCTGTTATGCTGTCGCGGTACGAAGTCTGCCTTTCCAGCGCGTTCGCGTAGTTCTCGGCCGCCGTGCGGTTACGCTTCACCTCCAGCTGGTTCAGCTGGTTCTCGGCCTGCAGGCGCCGCGTGATGATGTTTTCCTCGACCGCCGCGATCTGGCCGCGCAGCGCAGCCTGCTCCTTGGCGCTTTTCTGCTTGCCGCCGGCCAGGGTCAGCTCTTCCTGCAGCCGGGCCTTCTCACGCTCGAACGCGCCGATGTCCAGCGCCTCGACGGCTTGGATGTACTGCTCTTCCGCGACCAAGCCGGCCGCGCGGTTCGATTCCAGCAGATCGCGTGAGCGCTTCGCCACCGATTCCTCGACGGCCGCGCGACGCTTGATGGCCTCGATCTGCGCGTCGATGCCATCGTTGGACTTACCGGACACCGCGCCTGATGCGCTTTTCCGAATCGCGGCAACACGGTCCTCGATTTCCTTGTCCGATACGCCGGCCGCCAGGCCCTTCCGGCGGGTCTCAGCGATTTCCTGTTCGAGCTTCTGCTCTTTCGTCAAGAGCTTGAGCCCCTGCTCCTTCCAGTCAATGGCCGCCTTGTCCAGCGCTTGACGACCAGTCTCGATCGAAACCAGCCGGTTCGCAGCGTCGGCCTGGCTCTCCAGCTCCTTCTTGTAGGCCTGCGCGGCTGCAATGTCCTGGCGCAACTGCTGCGAAATGCGGTCGTCGCCCTTGCCCTGCGCCACGCGCTCGGCCAGGCCGGACTGCTTGTTCATCAGCACGTTCGACGCACGCTCCAGCTTCTGGCCGACCGTTTCCTCGCGGCCGACACCGAGGATCGTATCCCAGGTCGAGGCCGCGGCGTCCTTGACCGCACGCCAGCTGCGCTCGATCACGCCGAGACGGCCTTCCAGCTTCTTGGACCGCTCGTCGAACGCGTCGATGTAGGCTTGCTGCGCCGTGGCCGCTGCCTCTTCAGCACGGCCCTGTTCCAGCAGAGCGCGAATCTGGTCATAGGTAGCCGCTGTCAGGTAGTGATACTGCTCGCTCAGCTTCTTGCTGGCCTCGAGCGGGGCCTTGCCCAGTGCCGCCAGATCAGTGACGGTATCCTCTACGCTGCGGCCGACGTTGCGCTCCATCTCGATCGCGACGCGGCTGAAGCGCTCCAGGTTATCGCCGGCAACCTGACCACTGGCCGCCATAGCGGTCAGCGCCTCGGCTGCCTTTCCCTGCGTGCCTACGACGGCCCCAATGTTGCGCGCCATGTCGGCAATCTGGCCAGACGTGGTGCCGGCCGCATTGCCGGTCTTGGCTAGCGCGCGATCGTAGCCGTCGGCTTCCTTGCTACCCTGGTTGTACGCAACAGCCAATGCAGCGGCACCGGCGGCGGCCAGCGTGAACGGATTGACCAGTCCGGCGATGTAGCCGCCCAAGGCGCGCGCTGCGGCGCCGGCGCCGCCGAACATGTCGCGCAGTTGGCCTCCCTGCTGCAGGAAGACGGTCAGCGGCGCCTGGCCGCCCTGGAGCGACGTCACGATGTCCGTAAATTGCGCCGGCACGCCGCGCAGCGCGGCGGCGGTCTGCGCCGCCGACACACCCACGCGCGCCAGCGCCGGGTTGGCGGCATCGACGGCGGCTGTCGCGGCTCGCTGACGCGCTGCCACGGCGTCCAGCTGATCCAGGTACGGGCGCAGCGCGTCGCGGTTGACGCCGCGCTGGTTCGCCAGGGCCTCGTAATACTCGCGGCTGGTGCGAGAGCCGGCTTCCATCGTAGCCGTGGTGCGCTGGATGGAGCCGATCAGGCTGCGGGTGGCCGCGTCTACACGGGCGGCGGACCGGTTTGCGCCTGCGCCGACGCCGTCCATAGCGGCCGCGCCGGTGCCGCCGAAGTTCTGGATGGTGCGGCCGGTGCGCGTAACGGCGGTCTCGGCGCGTGCCAGCCCGGTCTCGACGCCGGTCGAGTCGACCGATAGTTCAATGTTCGCTGCGCCGACGTTGTTGGTCATGGGTGCCTCAAAAAAGATGGCCGCACGCGGCGGCCTATTTGCTATGCATCGCGTCCAGCGCGGCGTACTCCATCACGCGCACGTCCGCTTCCATGTCGGCGTATTCGTCCTCCGACAGGTCCATCCGGTCCATCTTGTGGAACGCGACCAGGTACCGCAGCCCAGTAGCGCCGCCCATCCCCATGTACCACTGCGTGCGCAGCGTCTGGAATAGGCGCACCACCGGCGCGTTCTCGGCCCACACGTCGACAACCGTCGCCACGTCCTCCGGCGTCAGGCCCCAGGCCGCGAGTTCCTCGACGCTGGGCTGCTTCTCGTACATGGCCGTGGCGACGGCTTCTAGTTTTTTGCGCGCGCCTCCGCGACGGCCTGGGCGTACGCGATCGAGATGGCGTGCAGCGCGCCCGGGTACTCGTCTTCGAACTGCAACAGGTTCTCGGCGGTGAATTCGTCGTCAAGACCCCAGCCGTCAGCGATCTGCAGCACGTGGTCGGTACGGGCCTTGTCCACTGCGGCATACGATTCCGCGATGGTGATCCGCTTCGGCGCCTCGCCGTCGGCCGGCGTGGCAGCCGCGGCTTCCTTCGCTTCGGCCTCGGCCTTTGCGATATTGGCGTCGACCAGCTCGGCGAACTGCTTGCGCGTGCGGTAGATGTAGCTGATCTCCAGCGGCGCCGTGGTGCCGTCCAGCAGTACGATGTCGATGGTTTTTTTGAAATTCTTCGGGTTGTCGCCCAGGCGCAGTTTTTTCATTGTTGGCTTTCAGGAGGAAAAAGACCCGACCGGAGCTACCGGCCGGGCGTGAAAACCCGCGTGAGTGCGGGCCAGGGAGAGACAGATCAGTTCGCGTAGCGCACTGGACGGTTCAGCAGGGCATAGCCGGCTTTCACGGCCATCAGGTTGCCCTTGGTCATCGACGGCGTTTCGTCGAAGGCGACCAGGGTGTTGTAGAGGATCACGCCACCCTGCGGCAGCGCCGCACGCAGGCCGGTGACGGCACGCGTGGTGGCCGCTTTCAGCAGCGCGGCGTGGTGCGGCAGCGACGGGTCGTCGGCGATGGTCATCGCGATGGACTGCGCCGAAGTGGTCGTCGGGATCTGCGAATCGAAGTCCTGCTCCAGGAACGAGTAGGTCTGGTACTGCGGCTCGCCGCCGGAGCTGGTGTTTTCCAGCACCTGCGTGATCTGCTGCCAGGTGTTGATCTTGCGGATCGAGCCGGTACCGGAGCCGGCCGGGAACAGGGTCGTCAGCGTCGTATCGAAGCCTTCCAGCGTCACGGTGCTGCCGGTCGCCGCCTTCAGGCGGAACAGGCGAGCGTTCGCGCGCGACCAGCCGCTCGAGTACTCGACGATATCGCCAGCCGACAGCGTGTTGGTGACGGTCAGCACGCACTCGGCCGCGTTAGATGCGCCGGTGACGGACAGCGGGTTCGCGTAGCTATTCGCGATGGAAAAAGTAGTGCCATTGGGGAGAGATACAGCCACGGTGGTTCCTTTCGGGCGAAAAAAAGGCCGCTGGTGGGCGGCCGGGTTGTGCCCACTGAGGGCTGGAAAAGAAAAAGCCCGCGCGGGGCGGGCTGGTTATCGGTTTGGTGGCGGGCTCAAACGTCGGTCCACACTGAAAAATCCTGGATCGTGCCGTGGTAGCCCGTGCTCGGTTCGTGCGTGGTCATGGGCGCGCCGATGACGATCGTCTGCAGCTCCAGCACCCCGCGCAGCGCGTTCTCGGCTTGGCGCGCGATGGCCTTGGCTTCCGCTCGTGTTTTCGAATAGACGTTGACCTGCACCCGCGCGTTTGCTTTGCTGGGCAGCGTGCGGTCGACGAAGTTCACGGCGTCGCCGCCGATGTCCTGGTACGTGATGTACGGCACTGCGGTGCCCTCCTTGGCGATGCCCGGATACACGCGGCCACCGACCAGATCCTTGAGCGCGCCGAAGAACAGCTCGTCCTGTGTCACGTTGCACCTCCCACCCGCGTTAGCGCCTCTCCGATTGCCGCCTTGCCTGCGTTGATCGCGTCTGGCACCCTGGCCATTGACCGACGCAGGAACGAGTTAGCGCCGGCGTTGCGCGTGCCAAACTCCACCATGAAGCCGTACGGGCACTTTCGATGGTTCCAGGACACGCGGTAAAGCTTGAGCGATTTACTGGACCGCTCGGGCGAGAATTTCCGGTAGATCGAGTCGTGCAGTGTGCCCGGCTGGAACAGGTACTTCGTACCGTTCACCCGGAACTGCGTGCCGTGGAACCAGTGGGCACGCTCAGACCTCGGCGCCAGCAAGCGCGCCTCGGTGTAGACGACGCGCGCCATCGCTGCGACGCCCGACATGGCCACGTCGTCCTGCACCTGCTCGCCGAACTCGGCCAGGCGCTCGCGCAGGCCGGCCAGCTCGGAAATATCGACGGTAAAGCTCATGAGGTTCCTTTCGTGCACATCAGCAGCGTGGTGTCGCGGCCTTCATCGAGCACCGCCTGGACGTCGTACACGATGACGCCGCGTAGCACGCGCATGCCAGCCGTAATGCCGGCGCGGCGCCAAATGCGGATTTTGGTCGTGACCTCGGACCGCTCGGCGCCGGCCACGACGTACTCCCGACCGGTGATGTCACGGATGTCGGCCCACACGGTGGCGACGTCGGTCCAGGTATCGACCGGCTGGCCGTCCGACGCCTGGCCCTCAGCGCGCTGCTGGATGGTGATCCTGCTGTTCTTCGGCATGGGTCACCCATACACGGTCAGGGGCGCCAGGATGCCGGCCAGCTGTTCCAGCGTCGGCGCGTGCATCGGCGGGCAATACTCCAGCTCCAGGCGCGCCAGGATGTACTGGCGGGCCGGCGCCGGCGTCTTGCCCGGCTCGTTCCCGTAGCCGGCCGTGCACGTGATCGTCACCGCACGCGGCCGCGCCATCGCCGCCGGCCAGGTCGTGCCCGGTACCGGCGCCAGGAACGTGCGGTACCGCTCCTGCACGATCTCGTACGCGCTGCCGACCAGCGTGCGCTCGACGCCGGCCGGGTCGAAGTACTTCACCGACTGCACCGCCAGCACCGGGTGCGGCAGGCGGATGATCGGCTCGTCGGCGCCGCACGCGCGCGGGAACTCGTCCAGCGTCACGCGCCAGGCCTGCTCCATGAAGCAGTGGCCGGTCGCGTGCTCTGTCTCCGCGATCAGGCCCTGCAGCGACAGCGTGAGCTGTCCGTCCAGGCCGTCATCTGCGCTGGCGCGGATCTTCTCGCGCGCGTCGGCCAGGGAAACCGCCAGCACGTCCGGCGGTGTTGTGCAGACGGCGGCCATGGTCAGTACGCCTGCGACAGCGCGTAGGCGACGGCGGATGCGTCAGCGTCCAGCACGTCGGGGCGGTCCTGCACCAGCTGGGCCGGCACGTCGACCACGTCGTTCGGCGCGCCCAGGTCGCAGGCGCACAGCACGCGCGCGCGGACCAGCTGCGGGCCGGCCGGCACTTCGGGTACCGGCGCCGGCGTCTCGGACTGCACGGGCGCCAGGTCGGCGCCAGCCGTGGCCAGCGTCTCGTCGACGACGTCCGGCGCCTGCGCTTCGGTTTTTGCTTTTGCCATTTCGGCTCCTTGTGATGGCGGCCAGCCGCAGCTGGCCGCCGGTTACGATCAGGATGCGGAGTGCTGGAACAGCTTGATGCCGTTCGCGTCCAGCAGGTTGCCGCCGGCGCGCGCCCAGCCCAGGAAGCCAACTTGACCTTTGGACAGGTAGAACGAGTCCTCGAAGCGGAACAGGATCAGGTCGAGCACGTCGCGGATCATGTACTTCGAGAAGTCGCCGTAACCGATCGTCTTGGCGTTGGCTGCCGGTTGCGGCATGTCGTTGTTGATGACGACGTCCTCGCCCAGCAGCTGCGCCGGGATGCCGGATTTGATGCCCATCTCGTATGCTTCTGCCCAGATCGGACGGTTCGAGCTGTCCTTCAGCTTCCGGACAGCCTTGCGCGTCTGTTGGTGCATCATGAAGCGGCAGGTGCCGGCATCCTTGTACGCTTGGTCGATCGACTCCTGCAGGTCGACCAGGTCTTCCCACGTCGGCGCTACCGTGGTGCCAGTGGCGCCGATCTTGCCGGCGCCTGCGGCGGTGACGAAGCCCGTCGGCTGGCCGATGCCGGTGCCGGTCGTGAAGCCCTTGTTCATCGTGCGGCCCAGGCGATCGCGCTGACGCTTCGTCACCATGGCGATGATGTCGATCGAGCTGTCCTGCAGCAGCTCCATGGGGATCGTGATGATCTTCGTGCTCGCCTTGAATGCGGCCAGGCCGACGGTGCCGAAACTCGGGTCGGCGGACGAGGCCTGCGTGTTCTCTGGGATCCACTCGCCTTCCTCCGAGGTGCCATCCGACGTCGGGTAGCCCAGCGGATTACCCTGGCTGGTGGTGATGCTGCTGGCGACGCCGCGCATGCCACCGTAGGCCTTCAGAGCGTCGATCAGCTCCTTCGCCACGTCCGTCTGCACGGTGTAGCCGCCCTGCGAGCCGGTACCGGTCGAAGTGACGTTGCGGACCTTCTGCAACTCTTCGCTCGTCAGCGCGGAAGGACCGTGGCGCACCAGCTTGGCGAACAGCGCACGGCCTTCTGCTTCGGCCTTGTTCTCCGGCGCGCGGCGGAACTGGTCGACGTCCTTGTGATCCTTCTCGACTTCCAGGGCCATGACGCGTTCGACTGCTGCGATTTCGTTCTCGATCGCGTCGATTTCGTCCGAGCGCTTGTCGAAGATGGCTTGGTCTTCCTTCGACCAGACGCGGTCGCCCTTCTGTTCCAGTTGGTTACGTGCTTCGCGCGCCAGGTTCTGACGTTGCTCGCGCAGTGCTTGAATGGATTTCATCCGATTTCCTTTTCGATAGGCGTAAAAAAAGCCGCTCCGGGCGGCTGGGGTGGTGGATTGCGCGAGCGCGTTATCCGATTTCGTGCAGGCGGAGGCGGTTCCAATTGCGCTGCTTCAGGGCCTCCACTTCAGGGTCGTTTGCGGCCGGCGGCGGCGACGGCGGGCGCGGGGCGTTCTTGTACGCCGACAGGTCCCACGCGTTCTTCGCGCTGGCGGTCTCGCTGACCGAGTCGGCGAAGCCGTGTTCGACCGCCTCCTTGGCGGTGAACCAGGTTTCGGCATCCATCCAGGCAGCCAACTGGTCGCGCGGCTGGCCGGTACGGCGCTCGTAGTCGTCGAGGATCGAACCATCGATCTTCTCCAACAGGCCGGCCGTGGTGCGCAGGTCGTCCTTGTTCCCGTAGGCCATCGTCCAGGCGTTGTGGATCATGTAGAAAGCGCCCTGCGCGATCGTCACCGAGGCGCAGGCGGCCGTCACGTACGTGGCAGCGCTGGCTGCAACACCCTCGATCACCGCGTGCACGTTGCCGTGCTGCGCGATTGCGGCGGCCATGGCGCGGCCGTCGAACACGTCGCCGCCTGGCGAGTTCACGCGCAGGGTGACCTTCTTGCCGGCCAGGCCCGCCAGCGCCGTGTTGAAGTCGGTCGCGCTCACGCCCCAGTATGGGTCGATCACGTCGTACAGCAACAGCGTGTCGGGCTCGTTCGCTGCCGCGATCCGCGCCGGCTCACGCCGCGCGTTATTGCGGATCAGTTGCACCAGCTGTTTCATCGTTGGCCTTCCCTTTCTGTTCAGTTTGCGATGCCTTTTCGGGCCGATACAGGACGTTTCCGCCCGCAATGGGCGGCAAATTCTTGGTTTTCCGGATCTCATTGATCGTCATCCAGCCCGGCCCCTGCGAGCCGCCGACAGCCTGGCGCATGTACTCGCCTTCGGCCTTCGAGTCGCCGGCCATCAGGGCCTCCATCCTGTGCTCGACGAATGGCGACGCCCGGCGGAACAGCTTGCGGTTCAGCTCCTGGCGGATGCGTGTGATGTAGGGCTGCAGGGCGAACTTGACGAACCCAATCGTCATCTGTTCTACGCCCGAGCCCCAGGAGCTGGTAGTCTCCTGCGCTCCGATCATGTGCGGCGGCACGCCAAAGGCGCGCGCGATGTCGATCACCTGGAACTTGCGCGATTCGAGCAGCTGGGCGTCGCCAGCCGTCATGCTCATCTCCTGGACTTCAAGTCCCTCTGTCAGCACCATCGGCGTGCCGGCGTTGTTGGCACCGGCATACTTCTTCTTGTACTCGTTGCGCAGCTGCTCGACCTGCTCGTCGCGCATCTTGCCGGGAGACTTGATCACGTGCTTCGGCGCGGCGCCGTTGGCAAAGAAGCTGGCCGAGAAGGTGTCGGCCGCCAGCGCAACGCCGATGGACTGGAAGCCGGCCCACTGGATCACCGACATGCTGCGCGTGCCGTTGAAGCCGAAGCCGGCGAAGTGCAGCATGTCGTCCTGGTGCACGGGGCGGGAAACGCCAGTGTCGTCGGTCACCGTGTACAGCAGGCTGTCGGCCACGCGCTGCACCTGCACCAGGTCCGGGTGGTGCGGTCGCAGCGCCTTCACGTCGGCGCCGCGGCGTACGATCTCGACAAAGCCGTCGCCGCGCAAGCAGATCGACTTGATCACCCACTCCCACATCGAAGCGGCGGTCCAGTTGTTGATCGGCTGCTCGTTCAGCAGCCACCACAGATCGGGGCTGATCGACTCCCGCTCGCCGTCATGCTCGCGGTAGACGGCCACCGGGATCGACGCCACGGCGCCGGCCAGCAGCCGCACCGCCGCGTAGACGGCTGACACGCGCATCGCCGTGTCGGGCGTCACCGCGTGGCCGGATGCCGAGCGTTCGCCGCCCAGCACCGCGATCACCTGCGGATCGCCGGACCGAACTACGGTCATAGCGTCCTGCGGGCGCGGCTGCTCCTCGCGCCAGTGCTCGGTGGCCTCCAGCACGTCGAAAATTTCGAAGTCTTTCTTCACAGGGATACGAAGCCTTGGTCGATTACTGCGTTTTGGGATTGGGGGTTCAAGGCCATCAGCGACACCGCGCAGAACACGGCCATCAGCGGGTCGATCTTGGCCTTGCCTGAGGCCTGTTTCGTGATCAGGATCGCGTTGCCCTTGTCCTCGACACGGGCATTGCCGACGCACCAGGCCATCATTGGCCGGCCGCCGTGCAGCAGCTCACGGCCGGCGACCTTCCGTTCCGTGGTCTTGATCGCGCCGTTCAGCCGGAAGCCTTGCGAAATCGCGATGATCTGGTCCATCGTCACGCCGCGCGCGTCGGTTATCAGCTCGTCGACGACATCACCGATGCCGGCGGCGTCAACGCCGATGCCCTTCACGTCAGGCAGCAGGCCCGAGTCGCGCACCCGGCAGATCAGGTCCGCCACGGCCATGACATCGTCGCCCGGGTTGTCGACCAAGGTCAGGTCGCCTTCCTTCTGGAAGTCCAGCAGCCGCGGCGCGATCTCCTTCCGGCGCTCGAGCGCGATGTTGTGCGCCCAGGCGTGACACCACAGCAGCCACTTGCCGGTCTCGCGCTCGCGACCCAGCACGGCCAGGCCCAGCAGGTCGTCCAGGCCGCCGCCGTCGATGCCGATGACGGCCACTTCCGACCGCTCCAGCAGCGTGTCCAGCGTGATCGACGTGTCCGCCGCCGCTTCCCAGAAGTCGGCGCCGGCCCAGCGGTCGCTCCGAAGGTTCAGGCCGATTTCGACGTTCAGGTGCTTCGCCAGGAACTCCTTGAACTCCTGTTCGCCACCCTCCTTGGCCTGGCTGTGCAGCTGGGTGATGCGCTCGATGTCCACCGACACGCCCCAGTTCGGGTTCGTGACGTAAGCGTTCTCGAGCTTCTCGTACGCCTTCGCCTCCAGCATCGCAGGCGGGAATTCGTAGATCACTGGCAGGAACTTCGGGTCGTGGACGCGTCCGTCGCGCACCTTCCGGGCGTAGTCCAGCTTCGCCTTGAAGACGCCGGCGGGCGGCTCGTTCGACTGGGTGGTCGCATAGATAACGAAGCCTTCCGGCCGAGACGCCAGGCCGCCAGTCGCCTCCAGCAGCATGTTCGAGGCCTTGGCCTGCTTGCCAAACTCGTGCAGCTCGTCGACGAACACGAACGACGCCTTCTTTCCCGACACGGTGTCGCTGTCGGCCGCGACCACCTTCAGCGTCGCGCCCGTCTCGCGGTCCGTAATCGTCCGGAAGTAATCCTGAACCTTGAGCCGCGCCTTCAATTCATCGTCGGCATTGATAAAGTCGCGGATCGGCTTGTAGCTGTTATCCGCGATCTCCTTCGTTGGACTAAGAATCAGCAGTTCGGCCGACTGGCGCCAGTTCATCAGTAGGGCGCCGAGCATGATCTTGCCGGCGTCCGTACTCTTGCCGTTCTTCTTCGAGATCATCAGGAAGAACTCGTTGATCAGGCGTCGGCCTGTCTCAGGGTCTTCCGATCCGAAGATCGCCTTGATGAAGTCCCGGCTCCAAGGCAGCGTGGAATCCCGCACCAGAGGCTGACCGGCGACGTCGACAAGCCTGAAGCCGCCGATCATTTCCCACGCTTCTTCGGCAACCTCGGGGAACAAAGGCGGCAGCGCGATCAAGGATTCGCGCGCCACGATCCGGCGCTCCCAATCCGGACACGCCGTCGTGTACTTCATGTAGCAGCTCCTAGTGTTTCACTGCGGCGCCCGGGCCGCGCCGCGCCGCGTACCTGCCGATACCGGCTGCCGGAGCGTCGGGCTTCTCCGGCTTGCCCCCCTCGCCCAGCTTCTTGTGCTTGAACGGCGCCGCCGCCTGCGCAGCCTTCAGCCGTAATGCGACGGGCACCTCCGGATCGTTCATGAAGAATTCCAGCACCTGCAGCGGCGTCATGCCCTCGGTCGAGGCCGAATATTCGGCGCCCTCGTTCTCCGGATTCTTCTTCCGGCCGGCGCCGGGGCGCGCGCCGCCGCTCTTTCCTTTAACACCTGCCATTTGAATTCCATTTGAATGGGGGGATTTTTTTGCGCGTGGGGATACATGCGGTGTCCGGCGCGCGCGGCCTCAGACTTTTGGCCCCCGGGGGGGGGTATCACGAACCGAGGTGCGACCAGCGCTGACCGTAGGCCAACCGCGAGGGGTAGTACGCGCTGACGCCGTAGTCCTTTGCGATTGCAGGTGACCGCTCTCCAGCCGCAACACGTCGGCGAATGGTCTGCACGTCCTCCTCGCTCAACCGGCGGTGGTGGGCCAGCAGCCCAGGGCCTATCGTCCCGTGCGCTATTGCATCAGCACTGTTCTGCCTTGGCGTGCCCCATGCGAGGTTCTCGATCCGGTTGTCCGTGCTATTGCCGTTCAGGTGGCGTGCGTGCATCCCGTCATCGGCCTGTCCTGCGAATGCCATCAGCACGAGGCGATGCACCGGCTGCGGCCTTGCCTGAACCTTGCCGCTCTTGCGCGTTCTCAGCGTGGCCTGCAGGTAACCGTTACGGTCCCACATGCTGATGGCGCGCATCTCACCGGAGCGATCCGAGTAGATCGCGCCTGCTGCGGTCGCAAAGTATCCTGGCCATCCGGGGATGGCCTTCAGTTCGTCGTTCATGGGGTTGTCCTTCAGTAGCCGCGTGCGCGCTCGTTCGCCTCCTGTGCGGTCTTGTCTTGGTGGCAAGGATCACACAGGGTTTGTTTGTTCTCAGGCTCATCGCTGCCGCCCTTCCACAGCGGGACGATGTGATCGACCACGCTGCCCAGGGCGCCACACTTTCGGCACAGACCGCAGTCCCGCGCCTTGATGGCCGCTCGGTCCTTCACCCCTGCGCTGCCCCGCTTCCGCTCGATGCGGCCGGGCTGCTGGGTGAGCACCGGCACGCGGGCGGTGGCCACGGCCGACAGCCGCGGCTTGAGCGTCTTGAGGCGCACGTCAGTAGAGGATCTGCTTCAGCAGCGCAGCCAGGCCGGCACCCATCACGCTGCCACCCTGCGCCCCGTAGTGGATGCCGTTGCCGTTGTCGTTCATGCCCGGCAGCCAGCGCGCGGGAGACGCACGGTTGGATACCAGCGGCTCGACGTCGAACACCCACAGGCCCGACGCAAAAGCTCGATCACGGTTCTGCAGGCGGAAGTTGTCCTTCGCCACGTTGGTGCTGTTGTCCGGCATCGGCGTCACCAGGATGACCAAGCAGCCGGCCGCCTGCGCGTACGCAACGAGGTCCATGCACGCCGCCCATTGCGCGTCGATCTCAGCCTGGTTGTCGTAGCTGCCACCGCCAGCGACGTTCGGCGTGAACGCGGGGATCAGAACCACGTCCGGCTTCACCATGTCGATAAACGCCTTGCCGCGCGGGCCGAACCGGGCGAACGTATTGCCCGAGATTGCGCAGTTCACCAGGTCGATGGCCATGCCCTCGTCTTGCAGCTGGCGAATCGCCTTGAAGGCGTAGCTGAGCCGGCCACTGGAGCCGTCGATGACGGAGTCACCACCCATCAGGCTGTCGCCCATCGCCAGCACGGTGATACCGGACTGGTCGTAGACGAACTTGACCATTGCCGGGATCAGGAAGTTCAGCCGCGGCGCGTTGACGTTGAACAGGTTCTGATTCACCGAGCAGTAGTCGCCGCCGCCGGTCTGGTACACCTGCATCGGCCAGTCAGGGTTGGCTGCGTCGTAAGCCGTGCTGAAGTTCGGGATGCTGGCGTACGACGGAGTTTTGCCCACCGCGTGCGTGCGGATCATCGCCAGAGGGTATCGGCCGTCGATGCGCTTGACGGAGCGGCACGGCAGAATGCCAGTCGAGCCGTAAGCCGGCAAATCAGTCGTGCCAGTCGTTGGCAGGGTTACAGATGGGCCGACGTACCAGGGCTCAGTCGGGGTCATCGGCACCGTGAGCGAAGCCGACGCGGCAACCGCCGTGTGGTCGTAGGTCACATCGACGCCTTGCGCTGCCGCGTAGAACACCTCGATCCCACTGAAGGCCCGCGCTGCAGCCATCGTCAGGTGCCAAGTCGTGTTGGTCGACACCGACGCCTCTTTCGGAGGCGAGAATGCAGTGCAGCCCACCACCTTGCGCCGCGGGGCGAAACGTGGCGCCAGGGCGGCGGCCGGCGGAATATACGGAACGCCGCCCGTCAGATCGGTCGTGGCCATCTTCGCCGTGACCAGGCCGGCCTCGGTGGCGGCGTCGAGCGTGACGATGGCACCCGCGGGCTGGTTGCCGCGCGCGCAGAGTAGTTTGATGGTCATGTGGTCGTGGCCCTATCGGCGCCGGCTGCCCCGGCGTGGTGTTGGTCAAAAAAATGGCCCGGCGATCTTTCGAAGGCCGGGCCGTGGAAACTCCGCTGACAAGGCGGAGCATGAAGTGATCGGTGGTGGATGAGCGGCGGCGCCTGGACGGCGGCGATGCGCGTCAGCTCCAGCTGGGCCAGGATGCGCGCCCACCGTTTGTCGTCCTCGTAGGAAAGGCGGTGCATGCTGGCTCCGTGGGAATGGTGCCGGTTACAGCGTCCGGCGCCGGCCGCAGGTCATGCGCTCGGCTGGTCCGGCCGGTGCCGGGGCTTGGTGCTCGTGATTTACTTCCAGCGGACGCCGATGCGGCCCTGCAGCCAATAGGCATACGCCCAGGTGCGGCCGATCATCAGCGTCGGAATCAGTGCGGTCGAGGTGAAGCCACCCCAGTCAGCGAAGAATTTCATGGCGAGCTCCAATGCAAAAGGCCCCGCGTCATCGCTGATCGCGGGGCCTTCGGTTGTTCGGGTGGGCGGTGCTATGCGGTGCGGATGGGCGCTTCGTCGACGTCATCACCGAACGCGGCGCGCGCCACGGCGCGGCAGATCGCTTGCAGCGGGGTGGCGCTCTCTTCGCCCAAAAAGTCGTCTTGGTAGGTGTCGATGTAGTGGGAGTCGCCGTTTGCGAAAGCGACCCATACTTCCGGCGTACCGTACGAACTCCAGCGCACCACAGAGAGCCCGTGTTTCTGCTGCAACGGCCCGCCCTGCGCCCAGTCCGTCGAGTAGCGCAGTGCCTCGACGGGCACGTCTCGCGCATCTGACTGATCCGGGCCAAGCATCACCGTTCGCACGGTGCGCACGCAATGCGCCTCCGTGCTGCGCTGGATGCCCCGGATCTGCAAGTTCTCGGCCGGCATCCCCTCGGCGCGTGCCACCCAGTAGTCCAGCTGGGCGCCGGTCAGTTCCGATACCTTCATGCGATCCTCGTTTATATGGGGTGTGGCGGCCGGCGCTGATCTCCGGCTTTTGCAGTGAGTCGGGCGTGACGTTCCCTATTGGCTGCAATGGCGTTGTCACCACGCGTAGCGCACCAGCCTGCGCGTTCACCACACATGGCACCTCTGGGCGGGCCTCCTCGCGGTAACCCGCCAGGCTGCCAAGCTCTCGCTTCCAGAGCATGCCACGTGTGGAGACTGGTTGCGCCAGTCAGGCGTTCAGCAGCATAGCGGAAAACCCGCCAGAGGAAATAGCGCGCGAATCCAACGAGACTGGACGCTCTTCAACTTCAAGGCCGATCCGCCATGCAAAAAAAACGTACCCAGGCGCTCAATTTCTGGACTGTCGAGCTGCTGAAACTGCTTCCCAGCGTCCTCAATTTCGTCAACACCATGCACCCGCACTTTCACGCGCGCGGATGGTGCGACTACCTGGCGATGCTGTTGAACTAATGCGCAAAAAAGCCCGCGACCTTTCGGGGCGGGCTTCGTGTGCTCCAGGGCTATCTGCCAAGTGAGCTATTTTCTAGACGCAATATTGACATCTAACATCAATATCCTAATTGAAATATCTCTTGGTTGCAACATTTTTGTTCAGCTTGGGAAATAGTTTCGTCTCGGCTGCAACAAGTGCGTCAGGAAGCGAGCGCTCCGGGAACATCCAGACGGTCGCCAGCCCGAATGCCTTACGCACTGCCCAGCGCTCGTATGCGGGCAGCTCGCTCACCATGACGTCAACGGCCTCGCCGCACGCCATCAGCTCCTTCACGTCCTGGGGGTTGGCGTCGCCGGTGGAGAACGGCTTGTCGTCCAGCCGCATCCAGTGCGCCCAGGTCTTCATGACGCGGTTGAATGGGGTGTCGGCCTCGGGCGCGGTCTCGATAGCGCGGTTCAGTGCTTCGCTCATGGCTGGCCTCCAACGTGCTGCAGCAGCTTCCGCCCGTGAATCCAGCCGCAGTGCCAGGCCATGCTCTGGTCGTGGGCGCCGCCGGGCGTGCAGTGCGGGTTGTCGAGCATGTCGTCGCCGTCGATGGCGGCCATGGCGCCGGCGTGGAACGGCGTGCCAGCCGTAGCGATCAGGGCAGCGCGTGCGCTGTCGCGGGCCAGCTCGCGCTGCTGGGCCTCCTGCGCCTCCTTCATGTCGCGCTCGGCCTCGGTGCCGGCGCCCCACACGTTGATGACGACCAGGCCGACGACGAGGATGGCGAGGAAGATGGCGATGGCGGTTTGCGGGTTGTTGGTCATGCGGTCTCCTTCAGTTCGGTGATGACGACCTTCACGAGGCCGCCCTTGATGACTTCGCGGCGCACCAGGTGCAGATCGTCGATTTGCTCGTCGTCCGCCCACACGCCTGCGTGCGTCAGGGCGTCCTGCAGGCTCTTCGCCCGGTTGTCCAGATCCTGGCCGCGGCGGTCTGCCGGGTGGATGGCGACGAACAGGGCCACCCTCCCCTCCAGCTTCGGCGTGCCGGCCGCCGCGACGATGTCGGCCACCGCCTTCCGGAACGCGAGGCCCGCGGGCTTGACGAACCGGCCGCCGCGCGGGCGCATGCCGTAGTAGGTGTTGATGGTGGGCGGCAGCGGCAAGGTCAGCGCGATCATGCGAGCAGCCCTTTCGCACGCAGCACCTCGTGCGTGCGCTGAACCGCGTGCCGGAAGTAGTCCTGCACCTGGTCGTATGTCATGCCCTCCGGGCGCGGGCGCCGGCCGTCCAGCACGTCATGGCAGTCGGAGCAGCCGAAGCACGCCGCGGTGTCCGGCGCCTTCAGGCCGAAGCCTTTGCCGTCGGCCAGGCTGTTCGAGTGGCACAGCACGACCGTGGCCGGGTCGCCGTTGCAGACGCCCAGGAGCTGCAGCGTGCAGTCCTGGCCACGGGCGGCGCGGCGGATGGGCGTCATCTTGGGGCGGCTGGACTTGATGGCGCGTGCCCGGACGTCGGCCAGCGGCTTCGTGTTGCGTTTGAACGCCGTGCGGCGCAGCGGCTGGCGGCGGACGAGGGTCGGCAGCGTCATGCGCCCTCCCCGCCCTGATGCGCCAGCTCGTACGAGATGCGATACGCCTCGCGGTCCCACAGCGCCTCGCGCGCCTTCTTGGCCGCTTCCGCGATCGCCAGCTTGCGGCTGGTCGCCTCGTCGAACGAGCCGCTGTCCAGGCAGCCGGAACTGGCCGTCGCGACGACGTAGCCCCACGGCAGGCTGGCCGTAGCCGTCGTGCTGGCGGAGTTCGGCGTGCGCGTGGTCGTGTAGCGCATGGTCGCCATCAGGGCGTCGATCCGCTCGGGCGTGACGCGCGGCGCCTGGTGCTGGGTGGTGTCGGTCATGTGGGTCCTTTCGTCTGTTTTCGTCATGCGTTCAAGAGAGTCCATGCTGCTGCTGCCACTCGCGGAACCTGGCCATTGCCAAGGGCTTTAATTCGGTCCACCCGATGGGCCACCCCATCAGCCACTCGACCCACTCCGGGCTCAGCTGGCCAGGCTCTTGCTGCCGCACAGCCCCAACCAGTCCGTTGCGTGGGTCTGATGCGTTGAAGTTGCCACGCTTCTCCGCATCGTTGGCCTTGGGCGTCGGCCAGCGCCTCGCGGACACGGCCTCGATAAGCGTCCCGCCCTCCCTGCCCTTGCGAGGCGTCACACGGCCGCCCTTCGTGCCAAGCGACGCTGTTGGCGTAGGCCATAATCCAGATCCGCTCTCGCAGATGGGGAGCGCCGGTATCTGCCGCAGATACGACACCCCATTCAGCATCGAACCCCATCGCGGCCAGGTCTCCGAGAACTCGTCCGAGCCCCCGAGAAGTGAGCATTGGGGAGTTCTCCACGTAGACGCCCCGCTTGGGTCGTACTTCGCGAATGATCCGCGCCATGTGGGTCCACAGGCCGGATCGTTCGCCATCGATGCCAGCGCCGGCTCCAGCTGCGCTGATGTCCTGACAGGGAAAGCCGCCAGATACGACATCAACAATTCCACGCCATGGCCGGCCGTCAAAAGTTGTAACGTCAGACCAAATCGGGAAAGGTCGGAGGCATCCATCGTTTTGTCGTTGCGCCAAAACTTGTGCTGCGTAGGCGTCACGTTCAACTGCGACGACGGTGCGCCAGCCAAGGAGGTGCCCGCCGAGTATTCCTCCACCAGCGCCTGCGAAAAGAGCCAGCTCATTCAGTGTTCCTTCTTCGTTTTGGTTGTTGATCACGCTGGCACCTCGGCCTTCATGTCCAGCGCCTGGCGCGCGAACCGCGATTGGATCGGCAACAGCGTTTCGCCGGCGGCCTCGCGCTCCAGCAGCTTGCGGGCCCAGCCTCGGGCGTCGCGGCCGGCGGAATCCTTGACGACCGTGCTGGCATTCAACTCGCGCAGCCGGCGCGATGCTTCCTCGCGGCTGGTCTTCGTCTTGCCCGGCGCCGGCAGCGCGACCATGGCCTGCGGAATCTCGGGCCACTCGCCCTTGTCCATCTGCTCCGTCAGCGCGGCTTCCCAGCGCTGCTTGAGCTGGCTGTACGTCTGCTCGCGCAGCTCGAACGACAGCGGCATGGCGGCCCAGTAGATGGCCGGATGCGACCACTTACCGTACTCGCCGCCGGCGCGGGCCTGCACGCCGGCCACAGCCTCGTAGTAGGCCGCCGTCGCGTCGAGCGGGCGCCGGCACAGCTTCTTGAACTCGGGCAGGGTCGGCGGCCAGTCGCGCGTGCTGAGGGCATCCAGGCCGCGCTTGAGCTCCGCGCCGGTGTAGCCGGCCAGCTCGCGCGACCAGTGCGCGATCAGCGTGTTCGTGTCGGCGCCGCCCCACTGGTCGGAGAACTTCTTGCCATAGTCCAGCAGCATCCGCTGGAACAGCCGTTCGACCCAGGTTTCGGGCAGCGATTCAGTTGATGTCGATGATGCGAGGCTGAGGGTCATGGCTTTGCTTTCCGTTGATGCGGTCCAGGAGGGTTTGCGTGTTCGCTTGCTGGGCCTGCCGCGGCGACGCGCGGGCACCGTTGGCGCCGCCGGCCTGCACCTTCGCGGCGTCGGCAGACCAGCGGTTCAGGATCGCCACCACGTAGCCCAGGCCGATACGCTCGCCGGGCTTGGCACCTTTCGCCTCCGCGCAGGCGGCCGCAGCCGTCTCTGGCGTGACCCCTTGCGCAGCCAGGGCGGCAAGGCGAGGGTCTGCAGGTTGGCAGTCGATGCCAGCGCGGCGCATTGCGATCGACAGCAGCGTCGCTGGAGCAGGAGGAACCCCGTCCCCAGCGCGCGCAGCGGGCACTTCCGGGGGCAACTCCGGTTGATCCGCTCCGCTGGCTGCCGAAGACGGTTCTTCTTCTTTCTCTTTCTCTTCTCTTTCTCTAGGTAACGCACCGCTAACGGACTGACCCGATTCTGGTAACGCTGCCTGCGTTACCTTCGCGTTACCCTTATGGTTTGCCACGCGCTTCGCCGTCTGAGCGCGCGATTTGGCAGAAGCGCCGTTGTGCTCATCGAATCGCGAGACGGTAACGCCCTCATCGTTTTCGCTCAGCCAGCCGATGACGATCAGGGCCTTGCCCAAGCCAGAGACACCGGTCTTGCGGTCGATGGTGCGCGTGGTCATCCCGTGCAGCAGGCCATCGGAGGAATGCTGGTCTGCGGTTGCCCACAGCCAGTACAGGCCGCCGATGACGGCCGCTTCGGACTGGTCGGTCTCTTCGACCAAGCGCGCGACACGTGGGTCGTCCCACAGGTTGCTGCGCATCTTTATCCAGTCACCGGCCACGTCAGCCCTCCCCGCTCAGGATGCCGGCCAGCATGCCGGTGCGGACAGGGGCGCCGAACAGGGCGGCCACGAACGGGTCACGGACGGCGTTGGATGGATAGGCGGTGACGGTGGACTGGCGCGGGTCGTCGCGGTGCACGCGCTTCGGTACCGGTGCGTATGGCGTCGGGCCGGCGTGCCAGACGTACAGCACGCCCTGGCGCAGCTGGACGTCTTGATGGTGGATGCGGCCGGCGTCCTGCAGCAGGCGCAGGCGGACGCGGATCGCGTCGACGCTCCAGCCGGTCAGGATGACCAGCTCGCGGATGGTGCGCGGCTGCTTCTCCAGCAGGCCGACCAAGTGCTCCTGCAGCGCGCGGATTGGCACGATCGCCAGGTCGTCAGGGTCGAAGAGCGCGGTCATGGCTCGGCGCCTTCCAGCTGCTGGGCGGCCACGCTGTCATACCCGCGCAGCCAGTCATGCAGCGCGCGGGCGTCATGGTTCATGACGTGGGAGTCGCGCGGCTCACCGCGGAGCGCGGCCTTCTCGCCGTGTTTGAACTGCTGGTTCTGGATCATGATCGACAGGTCCATCACGCGCCCGCCTCGTCGATGGCCTTGCGCAAGTTCTGCCGCGCACGGTACTCCGCGCGCCGGGCAGCAGCAGCCAGCTCGCGGTTGGGGTTCTGCTTGTTGGCGATCGCGTCCTTGTCGATTGCGCGCCAGACGTGCGCCTCGGTGACGATCCTTTCGGCAGCTGCTGCTGGGGTAGTTCGCTGGTTCATGTGTCGTGGGCCTTGTCGTTACGTTGGTAGTTCGAATGTCCATGTGCCCCTCGCATCAAAGACGCATGTGCATGCGCGGGCGTGCTACTCGGGTCGGCAGCAACATGGCCATGTTCTGGCCGTAGACTGGCCGTTCCATGTTTCGCTGCTGACGCTTATGCTTCTGCTCCGCCATCCACTGCTTTGCCAGGTCGCGCAGCAGCGGGCTGTGCTTCTTGTCCGCGATCGCGCACTCTTGATCGAAGTCGAGGTACTCGTCAGCGTTGAGCAGGGTCTTTACGGTGATGTCGCGTGGTGCCATGGTGTTTTCCTTGTGTTCGTGGTTCAGGATTTCGGGGTTGGGAAGTCGGTACTGAGTGCGCCGCTGGCTGGATCAGCTGGGCGGCTTCGTCGCGACCTTGTGCTTTGCGGCCAGGCGCTTCAGTCCGTGGGTGACCTGGTACGACGGCCGGATGACGCCAGCCTTGCCGTGCTCCATGTCGCTTACCGATGTTTGGCTCACACCAATCGCCTTGCCAATCTGCGTTTGGGTCATGCCTGCCAGTCGGAGGCTTTTGATCGTGAAAGGGATGTCCATGCGTAGCAGTATAGGAACTCCGATCTTATCTGTCAATCGGCATTCCTATTTGATGCTGGAAGATAATATCGGTATGTCTATAGGATCGAGAATCAAGGAAGCACGGCGGGCCGCTGGCCTGACGCAGAAGGCGCTGGCCCAGAAAGTGGGCATGGCCCAGGCGACGCTATCCGAACTGGAAACGGGTGAGTCTCAGGGCACGACAATGATCGCGTCGTTTGCCGCAGCGCTCGGCGTCAACGCGCTGTGGCTAGAGACCGGTGCGGGCCCGATGGACCCGACTGTTGGCAGCCGCGCAGATGAGAACTTCGGTCTGCCGCCTGGAACATTCAAGCGCGTGGAAGCCGTCGGGGACGACGACCCACGCCTGACGCTGATTCCTCGCGTCAAGCTTCGCCTATCGGCAGGGATTAACGGCTTCGAGATGGAGCCAGAACGATTCGACGGATCGACTGGTACCGTGCCCACAGATTGGATGCAGAAGCATGGCTACAGCCGCGACAGCTTGATCATGATCAGCGTCAAGGGCGAAAGCATGGAACCATCACTTTACGAGGGCGATTCGGTGGTCATAAACACGGCCGACAAGCGGCCCGTGGACGGAGCTGTCTTCGCTGTGAATTACGAGGGAGAGCCGGTCATCAAGCGGTTCTCGCGCGACGCTGGGCGTTGGTGGCTAATGTCGGACAACCCCGACCAACGAAAATTTCACAAGAAGGTCTGCGACGGTGATGCGTGCATCATCATCGGTCGCATTGTTCGTAAGGAAAGCGAGAGAATCTAATGCACTACGCTGTTGTGAGCCTGCGCGGCGTGCGCATGGCTGTTGTGCTGGTCGAACGTGGTCAGCTTGCCGGAGCGCGCTCCGATGTATTGATTGTTGAACTGCAGGCGCTGCTGGCGATGCCGGTCATGTTGGTAGCGCGTGATGGCGCGAGCTGGAAGGGCGCGAAGGCGAAGGCCCAGTTTGACGCCGAGCCCTACCTGTTCGCACTGCTGTCGAATGGCGAGGATCTGGCGTGGGCGGAGTTGCCAGCGCAAGTCGAGGCTGAGTTACCGTTTTAGGCGACCCGGCACGCTGCGATGCCGAAAACAATTCAATTATATGCCAGTCAATTCCATCAAATTTATTGTAGGTGCAGCCCTTATTTTTGTCGTAGTCGGTTGTCAGAAACAAGAGGGTAAGCCTAGTGGGGCCACTCAACATGTTGCTGATTCCAGCGCCCCTGCGCCGAAACCCGCACAGAACAAGCCGGTTCGCAATGGCCCCTTTGGCCTCGCTGGCGGAATGTCTATTGCCGAGTTGAGCCAGCTGGGGTTTAAGGAATCCGAGACCTCACCTAACGTGTTTGTTGGAAAGCCGCCTAAGCCTTTGGATGGCATAACAGACTATTCGGTTTTCGCCACACCCACTGCGGGAGTGTGCCGAATTCGGGCTAACCATGACGTGGATTTAGTGAATGACTCGGGTGATCAGCTACGCACAAAAGTGGATCAGTATGCCGAGTTGATGAGCGTGAAGTACGGGAAATACTCTACTAAAGTCAACTATACAGGCCGCGAGGTATATCGGAACAACCCACAGTTTTGGATGATGGCGCTTAAAGAGGAGTCGGTTTTTTACGCATATGATTGGTCAACGAAGAAGTTAGAAACGCCACTGCCCGACAAGATGGCAAACATTGAAGTCGCTGCGAACGCGATTTCCACAAGCAAAGGCTATGTTTCTATTCAATATACATATGATAATTTTGAAGTGTGCAGAGAAGAGATGAAGAAAAAATCAGCGACTAATCTGTAAGAGTGTCCGCCCGGCGTTTCGCTGATTCCGCAGAAATGATAGTCGTTAGGAAGGTGTATGGAGACCCCAGAGAAAAAGTTGCTGGTGGAAATCACGCTTATGATGGTCCGTTTGAATCATAGCATTGGTATGCTATCGCTGGATGCCCGTAGTGATATTAGTGAGAAACTAAAGGCAAACTACGAGGAAAATAAGCGTAGCTTCGATGAAATAACCGCGCTTATGAAACAGTGGGGTCAGAATGACTAGTCCGGACAGAAGTTTCACTGAGTTTTTGGAGGGTGTAAAGCGTGATCTTGACAGGGTCGAGACGCAGCCCCATCATAAGGCCATGACAGACCTCTCCCGCGAAGAACACGACGCAAAGCTCCAAACCATTGAGGCTCGGATGGACGGTCGTGTCGCGGCCATCCAAGCCAGCATCGATGGCTTCATGGGGCGCATGGAGGAGCGCTGGGCGCGCGCGGATGAGCGCATGACCCGAATCGAGACGTCGCTTAGTGAGACGACCAGCTACGTTCGAACGCTAAAGCATACGATCATCACAACCGCAATCGGGACAGTATTGGCGATAGTTTTCGGCGTCGCTGCATTCAACGCCACAGTCCTTTCCAATATGCTGGCCTCCTTCGAGTCCGGAAAGAACACGGCAGCAGCTCAGGCTGAGGTGCGCCGGCAGACAGAGGCTACCGATGCACTCCTCAAGCAGTTGCAGCAACAGCTAGACGCGACACGCGCGAAACAGCCGAACGATCAGAAGTAGCCTTTCTCCTGCCTGAACAGCCCCGCCAGCCGGGGCTTTTTTACGTCCACGCTTCAGTGACACCCTGTCGGTTCTGACAGGGCCGATACGAGACGGATAAAAATATCGGTATCCCTATTGACATCAAAGATAGGAACACCGATAATGAACTCCATCGAAACGCGCAACGCAGCGCACCGACCGGAGAAGCAGATGGCCCGCCACCACGACGACCAAGAGCAGTACGAAGCAGCAAGCGCCGACGCGTTCCAGCTGATCTTCGATCGCCTGGTTGCCGAGGGCATCGATGCTGACGCAGCGGCAATGCGGGCCGACGAGGAAGCCGAAGCCGCGGCGAACGGCCAGGTGGCCGCTGCCGAAGCCAACGCCCTGGCCTGCCGCGAGAGCCGCTGGGCCGACGCACACGAATTTGCATGACCGAAAAGGAGCGCCGCACCCCTACATACAACGTGCGGTTTGCCAATCTCCGGGTCAGAAGTAGGAGGGCCGCCTCGGTCACAGAGGACGTAGAGCCTACGCAGCGCTGGCAGCCGGAGAGACGGCACCCATAACCCCGCGCCGGCTGGCGCACCACCTGGAGAAGCCATGAAACGCATCACCGCAATCGCAGCAGCAGTAATCGTAGGCGTGACCGCAGTATCGGCAGCACGTGCCGCAGACGACGTGTACCGCACCAGCGACGGCAAGACGTTCAGCACGCGCAACGTCTTCAAGGTCACCGCGTTCCAGGCCGACACGCGCTACGTGCAGGTCCATTACGCCAACGGCGGTTCCTCGTCCTTCCGCGACACCGATGGTCTGCTGGAGCGCGTGCTGGCGAACCAGCCGGAGCTGACGCAGATCGACGCGACGACGTACGTCAACCCGCTGTACCTGGGCAGTGCGTCGTGCAGCAACGGCAAGTCGGTCGCCTTCGTGCAGACCAGCGTCATGACGATCACCGCGGACGACGGCTGTGCCCTGGTCAACGCCATCGCGGCGAAGGCCAAGTAATCGAACCGGGCCGCCCCACCTCACGGGGCGCCAACAACAACCGCCGGCCGCGCCGGCCCAACACAGGGAGAAGAGGATGGACACCAGCAAGCACACGCCGACGCCGTGGTACGCAAATCTCCAGCCCGATGGCTTTTTCGACATTCAAGACGGCCCCAACCTGAACACGGCAAGCGTGCTGTGTTCTCGTTTCGAGTGGCCAGAGCGAAAGGAAGAAATGCACGCCAACGCCGAGTTCATCGTCCGCGCCTGCAATGCCCATGACCACCTCGTCGCGGCCCTGCAGACGATCCTGGCCACGAAGCCGCAGTACGGCATGAACCCGCAAGCGATCGTCGGCAGTCCGCACGGCATCGACTGGAACGTTCACGCCATTGCCCGCGAAGCCCTGGACGCAGCGGGTGCCGCATGAGCATCCAAGCCATCGCCCTGATCGTAATTCTGCTGGCACTCGGCGCGCCGCGCTGGGCCTTCTGACCACCTGACCGAACGGAGCAGACCATGACACGCAAGCACATCGCAGCACTTGGCAGTTTCGAGCACCACGAGCGTGCAGTAACCGCAGCCCGCGTAGCGCGTGTCATGCGCCGGGCGATGGCGCCGGCCCGGCTGTACCTGATCGCCGTGCAGGTGGCGCCCTGGGATCAGCTGATTTGGCTGCTGGCCCTGGCGCAGGAAGTCACGGGCCGCGAGCTGGCCCGGGCGCACCGTCACCACGTCCGGCTCACCAACAAGGCCACGAAAATTCAAGGAGAACTCGCGTGATCCGCTTCCTCGTCAAGCAATACCAGTTCGGTTGCCGTGTGGGCCTGGGCCCGGTCGGCGCCGTCAAGCGCGCGGTCACTCTGTACCGCAAGGGCTTCTGATTCAACCATTCACCACCACGCCGGCAGAGTCTCGGCAGAAAGGCAACATCGTGAGCAATTCTCTCGTAGTGCAGCAGGCCTCGAAGCTGGCCGGCATCTTCAATATCCCCGAGTCGGAAGACCTGGTGAACGTTCTCAAGGCGACGGCGTTCAAGGGCCAGGTGTCGGACGCGCAGATGACGGCGCTGTTGATCGTGGCGAACCAGTACACGCTGAACCCGTGGACGAAGGAAATCTACGCCTTCCCGGACAAGAACAACGGCATCGTGCCCGTGGTAGGCGTAGACGGCTGGTCGCGCATCATAAACTCGCATCCGCAGTTCGACGGCATGGATTTTGAGCAGGACAACGAGTCGTGCACCTGCATCATGTACCGCAAGGACCGCACCCGCCCTGTGCGGGTCACTGAATACCTGTCCGAGTGCAAGCGCCCTGTCGCACCGTGGCAGTCGCACCCGAAACGCATGCTGCGCCACAAGGCCATGATCCAATGTGCGCGTCTGGCCTTCGGCTTTGTCGGTATCTACGACCAGGACGAGGCCGAGCGCATCGTCGATGTGACCCCGGCGCCGACGCGCCAGAGCGCGGCCACGACGGCCGAGCAGACCATAAGCACCGAACTCACCGCGGACGATACGACGCTGCTGGCGGAGCTGGAGACGATCGCCGCGAAGGGCACGGCCGCGCTCGAAGAGAAATGGTTTGCGATCACGAAGGAGCAGCGCAAGGCACTGGCCGGCCACCTGAATGCGCTGAAGGCCCTCGCCAGCGCGGCGAACGTCACCGACGTGGAGGTGAGCGATGCTTGAACGCCAATCCAACCAGGGCGGCGCCGACTGGCTGCGGGAGCGCGCCGGCCATGCCACCGCATCCTGCTTTGCCGACATCCTGGCGACCGGCCGCAACGGTCAGCCGCTGAAGGCGCGCGAGGACTACCTCATGCGCCTGGTCGTCGAGCGCATCACCGGTGAGCCCGTGCAGACGCCCAGCAGCTACGCCATGCAGTGGGGCACCGAGGCCGAGCCGTATGCGCGCCTGGCCTACGAAGAGCTGACCGGCGCCATCGTGCGCGAGGTGGGCTTTGCCAAGCACCCGGCGCACGCCTGGGTGGGGGCGTCGTCCGACGGCCTGGTGGGCGCGCACGGCGCCATCGAAATCAAGTGCCCGCACAACAGCGCGATCCACCTGCAGACCTGGGAAACCGGCATGCCAGAGCACCACACGCCGCAGGTGCAGGGGCAGATTTGGGTGCTGGGCCTGGACTGGGTGGACTTCTGCTCGTACGACCCGCGCATGCAGATCGGCGCCGAGCACCTGAAGCTGTACCGCCAGCGCATCGAGCGCGATGAGGACTACATCAGCAAGACCCTGACGCCGGCCGTGCTCGCGTTCCTGGCCGAGGTCGAAAGCAAAGTGCAAATGTTCCTGTCCTTCCGGGAGGCCGCATGAAAGACCACGCAACCCTGGCCGACGCCGCCGACGCGCTGGCGTTCGCACCCACCGACGTGCAAATCGTCGACGCGCTCGTCGAGGCATTCGACATCGACCCGCTGATGATCATCGCCCGGCTGATCTGCATGGACTACGTTGCCGTGCGCCGCGAGGTGGCGCCATGACCGAGAAGCGCACCTTCTTCCTGAACCATCGTCAGGCCAGGGCCGGCGCCGCGCACTTTGCCTACAACGCGCCCGACGGCTGGAAAGTCACGTTCTCGGAGCCAAAGCGCAACCTGGCGCAGAACGCCAAGTTCCACGCTATTGCCGGCGACCTTGCTAAGTCCGAGGTGCTGTTCGCCGGGAAGCGCCGAACGTTGGAGCAGTGGAAAGTGCTGCTTGTTTCGGGCCATGCCATCGCAACGCAACAGGGCAGCGAGATAGTGTCGGGTCTAGAAGGCGAGCTGGTGAACCTGCGCGAGAGTACGGCAGATATGTCGAAAGCGCGCAGCGCGAGCCTGATCGAGTACGCCCTGGCCTTCTGCGCGATGCATGGCGTTCGCCTTTCGGCCACGAGCCGCCAGGATGAAGCGGCGCACGCGTGACGTCATCGACCCGACCCGCGTTCAGTTTGCCCAGCTGGAACGCGCGCAGGTTGACGATGACGAGAACGCCGGCTTGAACTGTAGGGGCTGCATGTTCGACAAGCAGACAGCGGCGATATGCAACACGGCGGCGACCGAAGCAGTGAAGCGCGGATTGCGGGATTGCGACGCGCCCGACCAGTTTGGCGACGTCGTGATTTACGTGGCGACGGCCACCGACCCGAGACAGCTTGACCTGATTGGAGACCTGGCATGACCGGAATGACCGAAGAAGAACGCCTGAAAGCCGACGTGATCCGCGCAGCGCGCGCCCTCATCGACCACGCGAACTGCAGCGCGATCTGCGTGCACATGCCGGACAGCGACCAGGTCGTGCTGGCGGGCCCGGTGAACGACTTGCCGGCGCTGCTGGAGCGGGCGCAGGAGGACGACCAGTGACCAACGCCACGCTCGTCAAGCGCCTGACCGACGTCCTGGGCGCGGCATCGATGTGCCAGCTCGGGAAGGACATCGGATTTCACGGCTCGATGGTCTGGCATATGCGGCGAGGCAAACAGGTGACGATGAAGACGCTGCGCCGCATTCACGAGCGAACGCGCATCCCGATCGGCATTTTGGCCGAGTGGTGGCTGGAGGATCAGCCCGACTATCGACCGCCCAAGCCATTCGAACGCGTACACGGCCTGACCCCTGAAATCGAGGCGCGCATGTTCGGCGCCGCACAACAACCTGAACGAGAGACACCATGACGAACAACTACGACGAATTGCTTAAGCTGGCCGAAGCGGCGACGCCAGGGCCGTGGATTCTCAGCAAATACGGCAGTGTGATGGACACCGTGAAGCAGGAAGTCCTGTCGCCAGCCTGGGCCGCGCATGCTGACAAGCTCTACATCGCCGCCGCCAACCCTGCCGTGATCAAGGCGCTGCTGTCCGAGCTGACCGCCCTCCGCGCCGCTGCAAGCGCACCGAAGGCAGAAGTGTCCGACGAGCGCGCAGCTTTTGAGGCGTGGGCGAAGCGCACCCATACACGGCCCGGCACGCACTTCCGCCAATCGCACAACGGCGTCTACACGGATAACCGTATCGCCGCGAAATGGGCGGCGTGGCAAGCCCGCGCCGTGCTGGCCCAGGCCGCGCCCGTGGCGGTGCCTGCCGAACCGATTACGTATCTCCGCTGGTGGGCGCGCCAGATTAACGAGGGGCATGGAAATATCGGACACGAAGAAGGGTACGAGGTTTGCGAGAAGGGTGAAACGAGCGACGACGGCACGCCCGCATTCCCGGTCTTTGCCGCCCCTGCTGCGCCCGTAGCCGCCGCTGTGCCGGCCGGGTGGGTCAGCGTGGATGAGCGGCTGCCAGAGTGTATGCACGAGTGCACATCGAGCGGCTGCGATGTATCGAACACAGTTCTGATCTACGGCGAAACGCTTATGGGCATGAAGGGCACAGGGTTTGGGCATGCACGCGATGACGGCACGTGGGCATGCTACGACGGCGAATACGACCAGATGACCGTCGAAAAGGTCACGCACTGGATGCCGCTCCCGGAACGCCCTGCCGCTCCTGCACCTGGGGCGTCGAAATGATCCGGGCCGAAACCGTCACGGTCTATCACGGCGGCGGCCGGCGCTGGCTCACGCTCAAAGCCGCAGCCAGGCGCGAGGCAGCCGCAGCCGTGCGCAAGCGCTACCCGTGCCAATGCGAGCGCGCGGAATACGATTTCGGCGGCGCGATGGTCTATCCGGGCCTCTCGTGCATCCACCACTCAGGTGATGCGCGGTTCGACAAGATGGTTCGCCGCATGGCCCGCCTGCATGTCGCCGCGTTCCGCGCCACCACCCAAACCGAAAGCGAGAAGCCATGAGCGAACTGAACGAACGAATCGACGAAGCGCAGGAACTCGTCCGCGCTGGCGGCAAGTGGACCGGCAACGAATACGTGTTCGCCACGAAGGACGAAAGCGACGTTGCCATGCTGGACGACCTGCTGACCGACATTGCACGGCTGGCCCGCGTCACTCCAGCACCACAAGCAGCGCCGAGCGAGCTGCTGGGCGAGCTGACAAAGCTGCTGTCTCGCTTCGCCAATGCTCTTTCCAGTGAGCTGATCTACGGCGAAGGTGAGAATGCCAGCATGAAGCGTTGCCGGGAGTACGAGGCGAAAACGCAGGCAGCGCGACAGGATCTGGTGCGCGGGATCGCGGCTGCCATTGCCACCGCCCCCGCCGTCACCCAGGCAGCGCCGAGCGAGCCGGTGGCGAAGCCTGATTACGTGCTGATGCCTGCTCGCCTGACCGCCGAGAACGGCGCAAAGGGCGCGCTGTCCGGCGAGTTCAACGAAGAATTTGACATGGATTGCCAGGAATGCGCCGAGGTTGGCGAAATCTGCGATGACTGCGAGGTATGCGGCGGATCGGGCGTCGAATCGCGCAAGGTTCCCGTGACGTGGGACACCATCAAGAAGGTCTACGCGCGCGCTGTCTCGATCCTCGCCACCCCAGCACCCGCCCAGCAGGCAGAGGGCGATGCGCGGGATGCGGCGCTTGAAGAGGCGGCAGCAGCGATTGAGGAAAAGCGCGTCCGGATCGTCAACAACCCCGAACTGAAGAACGGAATGTGGGACGCCCGACAGATCGTGTTGCAGCTCCGCGCCGCTATCGCTTCCGCCACGACTAGCACGGAGGGGTGATGAGCATTGCATACACAGCAGACGTGTTCTGTGATGGCGACGATTGCAGTCAATGGACGCACGGCGTTACCTGCTCACGGCCTCCAACAAAAGCGCAGGCACGGAATGAACACTCTCCACGCGAAGGTTGGATTCTTGTAAAAGGAAAAGACTACTGTCCGGGCTGCGTGAGAAAACTTGGCCTTGCCCGCCCTGTGCGGCATAACCCAGAAAACGAAGTTTTCAATTGAAGGGAACAAGACAAAATGAACAACGAAAACATCGAACCTTGCGGCGGCTGCGGCGAAACCGACCCCGACAAGCGCTGCATGGGCTGCCGCCACCCTTTCACGCGTAGCGCCGCCCCCACTGCCGGGGATGCGGGGACGATTGATACGCCGGAGTTTCAAGAATTCATCGGCGCTTTGGTGAACAGCGAGTACGAAAATTACCTCGAATTCATGGGCAAGTTCGTCGCCCACATCACCAAGCACGTGGCCGATGAAAAGACACACGCCTACGGCCAGGGGTACGCCCAAGGCTGGCAGGACTTCGAAGCGCTGCGTGATCTCGGCGCCGCTACCGCACCAGTGAGCGGAGCGCCGGCTGATGGCGACGAGCTGTCGAAGCTGTGCGAAATTTTCGGCATCAAGGTGAGCGAAGGCAGTACGCCGATGTCAGCCATAGCCTGCCGCTTGAAAGACTTGCAGGACGCATTGGCCCGCGCCACGCTTCCCCCATCTGCGGGCGCACCAGCTACCGCCGCTGAGTACAAGGCGTGGCTGGAGTTGATGCGGGAATTCAGCGGTGACGACCGGCGTCACGTGGCAAAACTGCTGGCGCACAAATGGCATGTCACCGGCCTGATCCTGCAATCTGAAACGGGCACCGAACGGGTCGGTTCGGCGGCGGGCTCACCAGTGAGCGCAGCGGAACAGGCGGAAGATGAAGCGATTCATGATCTATTCGACCGTAGCGAATATCCGTCAGCAGCCGTGCAGGAACTGCCGGCGCTGCCTGCGCCGGACGTGATCAGCTACACGTACATAGGTGAGAATGACGCCTACAGCCCCGCCAGGATGCACGAATACGGCCGTACCGTCTTGGCAATGCGCCAGCCGCAGGGCGATGTATCTGAATGCATTGCCGCGTGCGAAGGAGTTCTCGCGCAGTCGGCTAACTACCGCTTCACCGGTACGACAGCCATTGGCATCAATGCCTGCATAACTGCTTTGCGCGCCCTCGCGGCCAAGCAGGCCGGAAAGGCGGGTGCGTGATCATGGACGTTCAATTCAGCCTGCCGTGGCACGTGACGTGCGCACTGGCTTGCCGGGCGCTGGCCCAGGGCCGAACGTTCGATCAGATCGTGGTGGATGCTATCGAGAAGGGAGTTATTTATGCAGGCGGCTGACGACAAAGACGCAGCAATGCGCGCGGAGTTCGAGGCGTGGGTTCGCACCGAGCTGAAGCTGCCCGACCACGTAAAGGTGGGGCCGCGCGGAGAGTTGGTGCTGACACCATGGGAGGCTTGGCAGGAGGCCACCCGCCGCGCCAGCGCAAGGAACGTTGCGCAGGACATCCGCGAGGCAGCCGAGCTATGGGAATGCGCGCTTTCCGAGGCAGCGATGTACGTAGATGCGCATTGCGTGGACGGCGAATTTCACTCCAACGCCATCATGACCATGAAGCGGCCCGTGATCCGCGCTGCTGCCGCGCCAGAAGAGAAGCCGGCCACCGTCCGGGTGCGCATCACCAGCGCGGGCCGCACGCACGAACTCGACGTCGAGCCGCGGCCGGGCATGTCGGAGCTGACCGGCCTGCTGCTGAACGCGATGGACCAGCTCAAGCGCCAGGGCATGCCCGTGGGTCACGTCACCGAAATCCGCTACGCAACGGAGGAACCATGCAAAAACTGATCGCCACCGGCGCCCTGCTCCTGGCCATCGCCGCGCCGGCCCGCGCCGGCCTGACCGCCGAGGAGAACGCCCGCGTCGTCGACCTGATCAAGAACCGGTACGCCCCCATGGGCTTGACCGCCGACGAGATCACGATTCTGGTCCGCGACCTGGGGAATCGCCTGATCGGCTACCACACCAACGCCGACGGCACCGTCACGTTCGTGTACGAGCGCCGCGACGGCAACGTCGTCGTCGAGCTGGGCCAGGTCTGCACCGTGCGGCTGGCCGCGCCGGCGCGCTGAAAACTAGTCCCGAATTGGAGAACAAGAGCATGAGTGAAACAGACCTGATTGAACGCCTTGCAACGGCGCTGGCCGAGCGGATACGCCCAACCATCCCGCTATCGGTAGACCTGTGGGACATTGCGACCATCGCCGCATACCTGAAGCGTGATCCTCAGTCGGTGCGGGAGCGCATGGCGTGCCTGCCGAGCTTCCCGAAGGCCATCCGCTTGCCAACCAAGAACGGCCGGTCCCACCCGCTGTATCATGCGGCCGAGGTGATCAAATGGGTCGAGGGGTACCGCGAGAAGCACTGAGCCCGGCGGGCGCGGCGGGGATCAGTCCAGCCGCGCCGCCAAGTTTTCGGCCGTCTCATTGTAGTAGGCCTGCAGCTGGTTCAGGTTCGTGTGCCCGACCATCCGCGCCAGCTCGAGCACGGACAGCTTCCGGGCGAGCCTGGTGATAGCCTCGTGCCGGCTATCGTGGAACGTCAGCCCTTCGACCAGCGCCTGGCCCTTGGCCTTCCGGAAAAGCGCGTCCAGCGTCGATGTCGAAATTCCGAAGACTGGATCTTGGCCGGGTGGCAGGAACGAAAGCAGCTCGCGTGCGCGCCTCGATAGCGGGACATCGCGCTTGCGTCCATTCTTCGTCATCGGCAGGTGGGCCACAGCGCCCTTCACATTTTCCTGGGTCAGCGCGCAGATTTCACCAGCCCGCATTGCTGTCTCGATCGCGAACAGAAACGCCACTGCCACCGCGCCCTTCTTCGTCGTGACTGGCCGCTCGTCGAAGCCCAGGTTCATGCAGAGCCGTTCGATTTCGTCGTCGCTGATGCGTCGATCGCGCGCAGGCGACTCCTTTGGCCGCCGCACTGATCCTGTCGGGCTGGCCTCGACCCATTTCCATTCCGTCTGCGCCGTTGAGAACACATGCGACAGCAGGTTCATGTCGCGGTTGACCGTCGAACCGGAAACGCCGTCCGGCCCGGCCATGCGCATGTCCCGCCAGGCGCCGAGCACCTCGGGCGTGATCTCCTCAAGCGCCATTGCCCCCAGGGCGCGGCCAAGAACCTCGTGCCTGGCGATCGCGGCCATGCGCACCTGCTCCCAGCGCTTGCCGCGCTTATGCGCCGAAACCTCGCGCTCGTAGCGGTCGAAAGCGTCCGACAACGTACGCTTCTGCCCGCCTCTGGCGCCGGCGCCTTGCCGCAGCTCGGTCTCGCGTTGCGCCGCCCAGGCGACTGCCTCGGCCTTCGTCGAGAAAGTCGCTGACTCGCGTACGTCAGCCACCCAGACCTGTACACGCCACACCGTTTTACCCTTCGCGGTGTCCTTCCTGAAGCTCGCCAT